TACCATCTAAGTGAATATTACGTGCAACATTCATATCACCATAAGGTGTTGAGAATGTAGTAATATCTACGCCCATTACTTTCTTTTTGCCAGTCAAGGCAAAATCAGCAGTGTACATAGCACCTCTATTATCTGTATCATTCCCTAATGCTAGAGTATTTTTAAAGTATCCACCTAGTTTATGCATCCAGTTATAAACTGCAGTAGAGACAAAAAATACAGTTGCTGAACTATTATTATAACGAGGGTCTAAATAACTAGACATATCATCCAAGAAATCATCAGCTGTTTTAGTTGCTATGGTTAATGAAAATGCATTACCATAGTTACTAATGTAATCTACACAACCCTGTGTTGTATAATTATCATCACTTTGAGAACCAAATAATAATGATTGTTCAATATCCCACTTATGTTCTACCAACTTTTCTTTCCAAACACGAGCCCACTCATCTTTGTCATACTTCAATACTGTAGCACGAGCTGTATTAGTCATTGCCATTGAAGTTTTCCATATTTGAGTGCGTCCATAATTGGTTGAATAAGGTTGGTCTTTCCATGTTTCAGGATAACCAGATCCTTCAGCATGAGCTGAACCTACTATATAAGATCTAGCTTGTTCAAGAACCCCAGCTATTGATGAAGCAGCCACTGAGTCACCTGCAAAAGAAGCAGGAACTGTCAACGAATTTTGACCAGATGCAGCATCTTTAACAATAGTTCCTTCAAGTTCAACCATATCAGCTTGATTTGCACCCAAAGCACCAGAATTATAACTACCTGCACCAACAATAGGTGTTACACTTGATATTTTTAATATAGCATAATCACCAGCAGCAGATGCGGCTAAGCTACCAGGAACAGAAGCTGCTGTATTTATCTTCACTAATTGATTAGGAAGATAAAATGCAGGAGTTGTTCCATCAGCTCCAACTGTGATTTCATTACTAGTGTTACCATATACATTTTGTATATTACCACTAGCTTTATAATCACATGCCATTCTTATCTTGAATGTAGAAAAATTAGATGCAGTTAAAGCATCACCTAAAGCACCTGTTTCTACCCAAGCAGAATTGGTATCGTATACTGCAACTGGATAAGCATAACGCTTATGCCATGAACCTCTTTTCTCAGTAAACTTGAACTGAGGATCATCTGTAGGTTTTTTACCTACCTTTGAAACGAATCTAAAAAATGGATCTTGCGCAATAGATAATTCTGAGACTCTATTCCCAAAATTATATTTCCTACGCAGATCACCAGTACTTAAACCAGTGCCTGCACCCGGACCATTACCCGCAACATCACTAGTACTCAGATTCGATAAGTTAAATAAATCGGCCATACGACCTCCTTTATTTTGTTTGTCTAGGTAGGGTTTTTAAATTTATCTACCCAAACAAGTTATCTAAATCACCATCAGAACCGACTAAAGAGTCGAATAATGAATCTTCTGCACTCCTTCTATTGTCGCCCTGATTGTTAGCTCCACTGGCACTTGTAGGTATGTTACGTACATTCTTCATTTGGTTAGCCATTTCGGTTCTGGTAGCATTAGCTGTATTAGTTGCTACTTGATCTCTATTGATTAAGTAGTCTACATCCTCTAAAGTAAGAACATGATTTTGAGCTTGTTCGACAAAAGTCTTCATTTGCTCATCATTCATACCTTTTCTTTCTTGAAATTCTTTCAGCTCATTACGCTTCTGTATTTCAGATTGTACTTTAGCAGAATTAGCTTTTTCAGCTTGCACCATTTGCCCAACTCGTTTATTTACTACACCATTAATTTGAGCAGCCATAACTTTAGCTGAATCAGATTCAGGATCAGTCATAGCTTCATTGGTATCAAAGATAAAATCTTCGTCCAATCCTAACTGCTCTTGTACGGTTTTAGTTGGAGCACCACCATTCTGAAGATAGCCACGAACATGGTCTACAAGACCACTATCGTTTTTCATCGCTTCTAGCACTGGAACAAACGGTTCTAAATCCTTATAGATTTCCCGTTGTTTCACTGCCTCACGACTACTATCACTGTAACGTTTTTTATATGGGTTATCGTCACGTTCCCATAAACCAGCATTGGAGCCATCGTCCTGTTGTACGTGGGTTGCCGTTTCGGAGCCACTTGGTTGACTTTGGGTTGCCATGGGTTCATCATCTTGTGCTATTGCACCATTGACACTCTCTTCGAGGTCTTCAAAAAACGAATCGTTTAAAGAGTCTGTTGGAGCATCTACTGGATCTTCTGGTAAAGAATCTCCTTCCATGCCTATAACAGAGTTGCCTTCACGTTCATTTATCATATTATTATCTCCCTATTTAAGTTATAATACATTATTATAATATATTATGATTCGTTATTACCTTGCAAGTCTTTTTTAAACATTTCTGATGCTAGTGCCATTTCTTTCTTTTTTGACTCTGCTTCATTAGCTAAAACATTGCGTAAAAGCTTTTGCTTACCTTCTGTTTCAACGAATTGTTTCTTAAGACCGCCCTTTACTTGCTCTTTCTGTTTAGTAATTTCCATCTCTGCTTGCATTACCTTGCCTTTGATACCTGCTTGTACTAATTGACGTTGAAGTGTTTCAATAGTACCATCTTTATCTTTCATAGCTTCAGATAATTGTCCTATCTGGCCTTGTAATTGTGCATATAATGATTTTCTTTGAGCAATTTTATCTTTATTTTTAATATCAGTTTCAGCTAATACAGCAATATCATCTACTATTCCCATTTGCATTAACTGCTTCAATTCATCTAAATATGCCCATCTATTAACTGGCAATGTTGATCCAGCTACAACTCTTACATCAAACTTTAATGCAGATATATCCATTGACTTCCCTATTGCTTCTCCCATATCATTATAAATAGGAACATTAATTTCAGATTCCTTTTGTTCTTGTAGAGCAGATGGTTGTATAATTCTAAAACGTTTATTTGCAGAATAAACTGCCTGAGCGAATTGCATGATTACTGTGCCTAATTGTTTTAATGCAGGTTCTACTGCACTTTTCATCCATTGCTTAATACGTCTTGTACCATATTCATCTAATGCTAACATCCCTCTATATGTTTCATGCTGTGCTGAAGTATCTCCTTGCATTGATGCATATATACCTGCTAAGTATTCCATATCATGTTTACCTTCATTGCAAATTTGAAAGAAAGCATTAGATATTGGCATAGGCATTACAGGAGTTGGTCTTTCAGATCCAGGTCTTACTGGAAGTAATGCGCCAGGAGCTGAAGAATATTTTTCCCATAACTCTGCATCTACAGAACCTTCTTCATACATCCATCTTAAACTAGAACCTAAACTAGCATTATGGACCATTAATTGATGTGCTTTATTTAATTCTCGCTGTTTACCTATCAATGGAGATACAGCACTCTTAGGAAATGGTGTACCAGTCCATTTAAATGTAATTGGAACAATTGGATATTCTGTAATCATTTGTGGTAAGACTTTTTCATACAATAATTGATCACCTGCAACACATGTCTGTTTTACTCGTGTACCATAAAAAGGAATAGCTTCTACAATATGCTGAGCAAATACATCATCTTTTTGCATAATTTTAAATTCTTTTTCAGATATTACTTGATTACCTGTTTGTGAAGCAGCAGATTGCAATTGACTCATTACTTCTTGCTGATAAGTTTGAATCTGATTTTGCATCATTTCTTGTGCTTTTTTCATTTCAAGTTCATAACGCTCTGGAAGCATCTTACCTGATTGCACAGCTTGTTCCATTTGTTGTTGCTGTTCTAACATCTGAACTTGTAATTCAGCAGCCATTTCTTGTACCTGTACTTGAGCCTGTTGTTGAATCTGTTTTAATTGTTCTTCATTAGGAGGAATCCTATAGAACAAATTAATATATGATACCTTGATCTTTTCATACATTTCAAAAAATTCAACTAGTTCTTTATCCTCCCCTTTAGGGGTAATACCCATTGATTCCTGAGATTGATCATTATAAGTAAATAAATCTTGATCACTAGTTCCAGTCTCTCGTAATGACATGCTTAATGAAGATTGCTCATCAGAAGAATCTTTATTAATCTTAGCCTTCATATCTCGAAAGACAGAAATCAAATGATGTTTAGGTAAAACTTTTCTAATTAAGATATAAGATGCATCTTTAAATAATGCATCTCTAGATTTAGGATCTACATAGATATCAAATGGTTCTGGCTGTTTTAAGACTACCTCTCCCATTCCATTATCTAAGTCAGAATCTACTGTTACCATAATATAACCCAAACTTTTAGTAATAGCATCATTAACTGCATTAGAATATAATACTGATCCGTTAGATAAATCCCAAATATAATCAGTTAAATCAGACAAAACAGCAGCTACATCAGAATCACT